GGCCGTTCCGCGCTCCGCAAACGGAAATTTGCGACCCCTCAATTTCGCCGGGGAAAACTGATGTTCGGCTTGGATTGCGGAGCGGAAATCTGTCCTCCCACCCCAGCTCGACGTGCTGCCCCCCCGCTCCGCCGAGCCGACGTGCGCAGCGCTAGAGGCCGGGCTGGAGCCGATCACCGCGGAGCCGGAGGCCGCTGCGAGCGCCTCAGCGGCGCCACAAGTCGAGTGAGACCGGCCCGCGCGTGGGAACGGCAGACCCCGGAGGGGCGGCACCGCGCGGGCCGGCCGGTGGCGATCATGCCGCGACCGCGAGCCGCCGGCAGTCGGCCGGCGCCTGAGGGGCGTGTCGGGGAACTCCTACAGCACCGCCCCGCAGCCACCAGCCACGGCTCGACGTTCGCGGCGATCACCCAGCCCGCCGCGCGCGGAGCCGCCAGGGATTAAGGGGCTGCCTCCAGGTTGCCATCCAGGTCCCAGGTGTCCGCGGCGCGCTTGATGAGCGTGGCCTTCGCCCACTGCTTGCGCAGCTTCAGGGTCTCCGGCGTGCGGATGGTGACGCCGGAGTCGGCCACAACGGTCACCTGACCGGTGCCGTCCTGCCCGATGTCGATGCGCGTGCCGACAGGGAAGGCTACCGAGCTGTCCGCCGGCACCGTCACGTTCTTGGCGGTCGCCGCGTTGATGGTCACCAGCTTGAACGCGTCGGTGAGCTGCAAGGTGTAGTCGTCGGCCTGGATGTTCTCCTGCGTGGCCTGCGCCAGCGCGCGCAGGTCGGTGATGGAGTAGCCACTGTCCTTGATGGCCTTGCCGGTGCCGCCGTCGAAGACCGCGATGCGGCTGTCCTCCGCGCCAGCCGGGCCCACGACATCGCCTTTCTCGGTCCAGACGGGCACGCCAGCAATCACGGTGAGCACCTGGCCCTCGGCACCGATGGCCAGCCGCGCCGGCTTGCCGTCGCTGCCGCCATAGATCAGGTCGCCGGCCGCGGTCATCGGGTTGCGCACCACCGGGCCGGTCACGTAGTCGTGCGCCGTCGCATCCCAGAGCAGGCCGTCGTCGTCGGCGGTGCCGGGGTACAGCGAGAGGCGCGCGGAGTTGCTCGGCGGGCCCTCCCTGCTCCAGGCCGAGCCGTCCCAGACCCAGTACTCGCCGTCGATGAGGTAGGCGTCACCGACGTTGGCGCTCCCCGGCAACTGGTCCACGGAATCCAGCTCGCCCAGGACGTTGTAGCCGTCCGTGGGCACCGCCTTGGTCAATCCGGCGCCGGCGGTCATGGCGTCCACCACAGGCCAAAACCCGCGCTCGCCGGCTGCGTTGGTGCCGTAGTAGCTGCCGCCAGCCGGGTTGTCCTGGTCCTGCAGCAGCTGGACGGTGCCGCCCCGCACGACAACCGAGCTGATACCGCGGAGCTGTCCAGCTCCGCCGTGCTCCAGGTCGGCCACGCGGCGCGCCAGCTCCGCGAGATCCAGCGTCTGGCCGGTCGCTTGCCGCACGTATGCGACCAGGTCGCGCAGGAAGCGGTAGAACTCGACCGGCAACGGGCGCCCCTGCGCGTCGCGCCACGCGTGCGAGCCGGGCAGAATCGGGGAGTCGCTCACGACGCCGGCACCCGCTTGCCGATGGCGAGCCAGGTGAATGGCACGGGCACGCCGATCTGCTTCCAGCTCTTGTTGTCGTCGTCGGCCAGGGAGAAGTTGGCGGTGAAGCCGCCGGTCGCAGGGTTGGTGCAGGTCGCGCAGACCAGGGAGCCGTTCGGCGTGATCGTGCCCAGCTTCGGGGTGATCCCGATGTAGTACGGCGCCTCATCGAACGCTGCAGGGAAGGTCACCGCCTTGACCGTCGACTTGTCGCCGCTGGCCGGCGCGCTGTCGCTGCCCCACATGACGCGCACATCGCCCAGCTGGATGTACCCGGCGCCGCCCGGGCTGACATCCGGCTCCGGCGGCTCGTAGGGTTCCGGCTGGTTCTGCAGCTGGAAGCCGTCCCCGGCAGCGTTCACGACCACCATCATGCCGGCCGACCCGGTCGGGTCGGGCAGCTGGGGCCATGGGCCAGACCACTGGAATCCGGTGCCATCGGAGGTCAGGTATTCGCCCTGGCGACCGGTCGGGTCCGGCAAGCTGCTGGTGGCTGGGGCCGGGTCTCGGATCTCCACGGCGGCCACGATCGCCGACCCGTCTGCGGCCTCGAACCGGACCGTATAGTCCCCCTCGCCCCACACCTGGGCCTGCAGCCGACCGGCGGCGTCCAGCACCACAGGATTCGGGTTCGGGACCGTCTGGGCGAAGTCCTGCCAGGTGGTCTTGGGGGTCGTGGTGCCGCGCTCGTAGAAGTGCAGCCTGCCGCCCGGCGCCGGCGCGGTGCCGAGCAGGTTGTCGAGGGCGACCAGGGGGTCGATCAGCTGATGGACGGACATGGGATCTCCTGAAAAGCGAAGCCCCGGGCGTGCCGGGGCTGTGGTAAAAAGGCGCCGAACGGAAGCACCTCGCCGGCGGGTATACCTTGGATGCATGGACGAGCACGGCTGGAGCCCATGAGCATGACCGACAAGCCGAAGATCGACCTCTCCCAGCCTGGCGGCCGGCCACGCGCCTGGCACGAGCAGGACACCTCTGACTCAGTGTGGCTTGGCGACCTGGGGATGTTCGCCAAGCTCGGGATCGCCGTCCTTCTGCTCGTTGGTGGCGCCTGCCTGTTTCTGGTCCAGCTGCTGAAGCACGCTGGCTAGCTCGACCAGGTCCTCGTCGCCGCTCTTCTGCCCAGCCACGCGCATGGACTCGATGGCGGCCGCGATCGCGCCTTTCGGTAGCACCGTGGTCGCCGCCAGCCTGCGCACCACCTCTGGGTTGGTCATCCAGCGCGCCATGAGGTTGGCGCCCACACCAGCGGCCACGAGGTAAGCGGTCCCGCCAGTGAACAGGCTTCCGACCAGAGAGGCGCCGTATGTGTACGCCGCCGCGCGGTTCGCGGTGCCAGACGGGTTCTGGTAGACCTTCGACCCCTGCTTGACGTTCTCCGCCACCCTGGCGATCCGGTCCATTGCGGCCGAGAAGCCCGGCCCATAGCGGTCGAACAGCGCGCGCCGCGCATCCGGGCTGACCCGGTTCCAGTTGGTCAGGAACGTGGCGGCGCTGAACTCCTCCGATGCGTTCATGCCGGCCTGGCCCGGCGTCGGCATGCCCATCCGCTTGATGACCGCTGCGGTGACCGCCTTCTGGCCGTCGCGCGGCAGGGACTGCATGACCGCCCGCAGGGTGGTTCCGCCGTCCCTGGTGCCCTGCATGACCGCGTTGAAGATCCGCTCGGGACCGCCGTGCTTGTCCACGATGCGCTCCACCAGCTCCAAGCGGTCAGCCACGGCGCGGGTGTAGTTGTTCGCCCGCTGCGCCGCGGCCGCGGCTTCCGGACCCGCCGCCTGGGCGGCCCGCTCCATGTCGGCGGACAGCGCGCGGTAGATCCGGCGCAGCTCTCGCGCCGGGGTGTCCGGCGACAGCGAGTAGTCGGAGATCGCCTCGCCGATGTCGGTGCGGATGCGCTTCAGGGCCTCGTAGCTGATCTGGCCGCCGCCGGCCGCCATGTCCTGCTCCAGCGTCTGCCGGAGCTGCTGGATCTTCGGGTTCACCAGGGCCGCAGTCGTGGCCTTCGCACCAGGGTTGGGCGTGGTCAGCTCCACGACGGTCTGCCAGGTGTTCGGCAGCGCCACCGGGGTCTCTCCGGGGATGTAGCGGTCCGCGTTCCAGTACAGCGCCCGCTTCATCGCATTGGTGTTGCCGGTGAAGGTCTTGATGCCGCGCTCTATGGCCCGGCCGGCGCGCTCACCGCTGGCATTCGGGGACAGGCCGTCAGCCATCCTGCGCAGGCCGGCGCTGATGTCGTCGGCCTGCCGCTCCGCGAACCGGGACATGACGCCGGCCGAGGTCGGGCCGCCGGCCAGCAGGTTCTCGATGCCTTGCATCGCCCAGTTGCCCGAGGCCTGGCCCACCGACGGCGTGGCACCGAGCCGGGCGAAGTCCTCGATGGTGCGCTGCATCTGTTCGCCGGACCGGCCGCGCACGATGCCGCGCAACGTGGCGCCGGCGCCGGCGGTGCCGGCACCCGGCGCCAGGCCGCCGAGCAGGCCAGCCGCGGCCTGCGTGCCCTCGCCCGCCCCGGCCTCCCGCGCGGTGCCGGCAGCGGCCGCGCCCGTGGCGGTGCTGACCGTCTGCAGGCCAGGCTGGGCCGTCAGCAGCTCCGCCAGCCGGTTGCGCGCCGTAGGCGCGGCGGCGCTCACGGCCGAGCGCCCGGCGTTGAGCAGGCCGCCCAAGCCCAAGGTCAGGCCGGTACCGGTCAGCGCCTCGCCGACGTCGCCCAGCACACGCTCGCCGGCGGTCTCCGGCTTCGGTAGGCCCAGCCGGTCTGCCAGCGCGGACGCGGCCTCCCGGTAGGTCGGCTGGTCGCCGGGGACCAGGTAGTAGTTGAAGGCGTCGCCGCCGATGGCTCCGATCAGCGACCCGGCACCCTGGATGACCGAGCGCGCCGACATGCCGAGGTCGCGCATCAGGCCGCCCTGCTGCGGCTGGGCGGTCTGGGCCTGGGATTCCGGTATGCCGCCGACGATGTCGATCTCCAGCGAGGGCTCTTTGTCGCCCTCGTCCCGCAGCCGCCCGGCCTCGTCAGCCGGGGCCGGCACTGCGGCGGCGTAGCGTGCCCACGGGCCCTCGGCCGGGGGCTCGGCCAGGGCCGCGGCCACCACGTCCTTCTGCTGGTACTTCTCCCACGGGCCAGCCATTAGATGCGCTCCCAGTTGCTCGGATTGGCCGGGTCACCGCCCTTGAAGCGATACCCGTCCTCGATGGTCCCCGGCGCCGGCGGACGCGGCCCGCCGGACTGCTGCTGCCGCCCCTGCTGGCCCTCCTCCCGAAGCGACTGCTCCACCGCGGCCCGCCAGCGGGCGTAGTGGTCGCGCACGCGCTGCAGGTTCGCCCGCAGCTGCTCCGGGCTCTGGTTCGGGTCGAGGTTGGCCACGGTGGACTGCAGGGCCACCAGCTCCTGCACCGCGATGGCGCCCAGCGCGCCGCCGGTCGGGGAGGCCTCGCGCATCTGCTGCAGGCGGTCGAAGCCGAGGTTCGCCTTCACCGTCTCGATCTCGGCCGCCAGGTTGTAGGCCGGGCTGCCTTCGACGCCGCGCAGGCGGGCGCCCACGAAGCCGGTCGACATCGGGCCGATCATCTGCAGCGCGCGGTCGATCGAGGTCTCGACGTTCCGGGCTGCCTGCAGGGCCTGCTGGAAGCGCTGCTGGCGCTTCGGTGCCTCGGCCTGCTGCTCGGCCTGTGCCTCGGCCAGCCTCTTCTGCCGAGCGGCGTCGGCCTCCGCCGCGGCCATGTCTGGGGCGAACTGCAGCTGGGTGCGCAGCTTGGCGGCCTCGGTCGCGGCCGCTTCCTCCTCCTTGGTCCGGCCGGCGCCGATTCCCGGGGGCGCGACCAGTCCGCCGCGCTGCATGTCGGGCACCAGCAGGGGCGCACCCGCCGAGGGCGCAGACGGCGCGGGCGCGGCGGCCGCCGGGGGCACGCCGGCAGACGCAGGAGCGCTGGCGCTCTGCCGCTGCAGCCCCTGCAGGTAGACCTCGGTCGCCTGCGCCGCCTGCTCGTCCGGCAGGCCAGCCGCCCGGAGCTGCTGGTAGTAGGCGTTTGCGAGCTTGGCCGCCTCCTCCGCATCGGCCGGGGTGCCCGTGACGGCCGACGGAGCGCCGCGCTGCGGCGTGGCCGCCGGCGCGGTCGGCGCGGGCATGCCCATTGCGGCCGGGCCGCCGAGCTGCACCCATCCGCCCACCCGCTCGTCGTAGTACTCCAGCGCGCCCGTGCGCGGATTCTGGCGGGACGGGCGCGGGCGGCCGTCGCCGATGTCGATGCTGTCGAAGCCGAAGCCAGCGCTGCTGGCCCGGCCCTCCTGCCCCAGCGCGATCTTCGCGGCCTGCTGGTACTCGGGGGTGCCCGGCTTGAGCCCAGCGGCCTCGGCCATCAGCTGGAACTGGCGGTACCCGGCCGGCGTGCCCTCGGCGGGCCGGATCTGGTAGCTCGCCAGCTGCTCCAGCCCGGGGAGGAAGGCGTCGTCCCACTCCAGCGGCACGTCGCCCAGGCCCAGCTGCCGGGCCTCCTGCGCCAGCTGCGGATAGATGCCGCGCACGGCGTCACGCTGGCCCGCCTTGGCCATGCCGACGATGTAGCGGGCCTTCGCCGCGAGGCTGCCGACCCGGTCGGTGTCGCGCTTCCCGAAGGCCTGCTCCGCCTGCAGGGCCACAGTCGGGCTCGACTGCGCGACCTGACCCAGCAGGGCCGCCCGCTCCTGCGCCGGGGCGCTGTAGGCCAGGCCGAGAAGGCGGTTCTGGTAGCGCTGGCGGCCGCGGTCCTCTCCAGCGCGAACCTGAGCCAGCATGTTGTACAGGTCGGCCATGCTCAGCCCCTCCGCCCGCGGTACCAGTCAGCCAGCATGCCGCCGCCCAAACCGACCAGCTGGGTCATGGTGTCGGCCTGGTCGCGGTAGCTGCTGGCCCGCGCGTCGGCCGCGCCCAGCGCCAGGCGACCTGCGTTGCTGGCGTAGTTGGCGCCCAGCGTGCCGAGGCCCGAGGCCGTGGTCTGGCCCAGCCCGGCCAGGCTGGCCAGCCGGTTGTAGTAGTTGCCGTAGTTCTGCGTCGCCAGCCCCGAGGCGTAGGCCATGCGGTCCGCGTCGGCGCCGCCCGACCACAGCGCTCCCCGCGCGGCGGCGCTGCGGTCCAGCCCCTTGAGCCCCTCGGTCAGGGCGAACTGGTAGTCCGGCGACGCGGTGAACGAGGAGAAGTTGCCCGAGTTCAGCTGCTCGAGCTGCTGCAGCGCCCGCTGGCCGGCCTGCAGCCAGGGCATCTGGTCCTCGCGTGCCAGGTCGAACTGCCGGCGCTGCTCTGCGGTGGCCGCGTCGTAGCCCTTCTGCTGGGCGGCGGCCGCCTTCTTGTCGCCATAGTACTTCGTGGCGGCACCCACCAGGGTGACGCCTGCCTTGATCCAGGACATGACCTCTCCTCAGTCGTTCGCGATGGCCGGCACGGGCGGCTCCGGCACGATGAACTTCGCCTCGATGGCGGCCAGGTCGGTCAGCCTCGTGGCGTGCACGTTGATCCAGGTAACGTCGGTCAGGGCCAGGCCGACCTTCCTGCAGCCCGGCGGCGAGACGAACACATGCGGTGCGCTCAGCTCGCGCACGGTGCCGTCCTCGCTGGTGGCCCGGATGGTGCCCCGGGCCAGGATGTTCACGGTGGAGGTGCGGTGCCGCTTGCCGACCATGACCGTGCCGGCCTTGGCGTGCATGACGCGGCAGTACACCCCGTCGGCAAAGTGGTGCTCGTACTCGAACTCGGCCGGCGGCAGGCCCGCCATCGCCCATTCCAAGGCCCGGATCTGCGCGTCGTCCGGCGCGTCCGGCAACTGGACCAGCTCAGCCACCCTCCACCTCCAATCGCGCAGCGGCGCCCATCAGGTGCGCCGGACACGGCGAGGTCACGCGGATGGTGATGTCGAAGCGCCGCGCCTGCCCGAAGCGGTTGAAGCGCACGCGGCGGGAGTACTCGCCCAGCTCGCCCAGAGACTTCTCGCGCGTGGCGATGCGATGCACCTGCCCGTTGCGCTGGACGGTCAGCTGCACCTTGCGATCGGTGAAGGACCGAGCCGCCCGCGGCCTGAGGCCGGACTGGTCGAAGTCGACCAGGAACTCAAGCCGTAGGCCGTCGTTCATCGACACGTGGTTGAGGATGCTGACCTCGGCCGGCTGCCCATCCTCACCCACCGGCGGGGTGAACTCGACATCGAATCGGTCACGCTGGCGGCGGTACCGTAGGAGGCCGTCGCGCACATAGGCCAGGATCACGTCGGAGTTCGCCACGTTGAACGGGCGCGCATCGTCCAGCGTGATCCGGGGATTGACCACGCCCGCGGCCAGCTGCGTCACGGTCATGCCCGGAACGAGTGGGTCATACCAGCGCAGGAACGCCGCGCCGGTCACGTCCACCAGGGCCAGGTACGGCAGGCCGTTCTGATCGAAGGCCAGCGACACCTCGCGCAGCGCTTCCGGGTGCGTGTAGAGGGTCGACTCGGCCACGCCCTCGGCCGACAGCAGGACATGCGGGCCGTCGATTCGGGCACGCCACAGGCGGTGCGTCAGCCCCAGCGAAGTGTCCTGCACCGCAACCGGGCCCCAGTGCTCGGACACATCGTCGCGCATGCTCCACGGGTTGAGCAAACGCGCCGGCGCGGGCGCAGACGACAACCGCTCCTCCGGGATCACGGCGCGTACCTCCCCCAGGTCAGGCGCAGGGTGATGTCGAAGAGGTGATCTGAGGTTTTCATGATCCGCGGCGTAAATCCGATCTGGAACGAACAGCTGCCGAATGGCAGCATCATCGCGCCGATGCCGCTGGGATCATTAGCCATGTCCAGGCCATAGGCGGCCTTCACGTCGGTGTAGTAGCTGTTGGGGATGTACGGGGGCGACGTGTACCCCGCGGACGGGACGCTGACCTTCGTGCCTGTCGGGCCATCGGTGATGCCCTGGATCCCGGAGCTGGCCCCCGTAAACGCCGCCGCCTGCTGGCGCAAGCCAAAATTCCAGCAGGTGTAGGTGGTGTATTCGTCGCCCCATCCAGGCAGGTTGGTGCCGGCGGGATTCCGGTTCACATAGCAGGGCCTAATCACGTAGTCGATCGCCCCGGACACCCCACCCGCTGGCACGATCGTTCCGGTGACGTCGCCAGGGATGTAGAGGCGCTGGCGCACGGTCACGTCCAGGATCTCGTCGGCCAGCACCGTTACCACAATGGGGTCGCCGTTGCTGTCGACCACCAGGGCACGGGTGACCACCTGCGTGGCCGGGTTGGTTGCCTCGCTGTCGCTAGTCCCTGCCACCAGCCCGACCTCGGCGACGTTGCCGGCCGCCGCGCCGACTCCGAATCGGTACATGGTGGTCTTTTCGATGTAATACGGGGCCTCAGCCAGCTGCCGACTCAGCCCCACATAGATGAAGTTGTTGGTGGTTGCGATGGTCGCCTGGAGGTTGGTGTCGCTGGTGGTCGGCGTGCTGTTGCCCGATCCCACCCGGCACCCGCGCGCCCAGTTTGTGAAGCTGTTGCGAAGCACGCCAAATTGGTTGAGGCCATGGTCGGTGATCAGGTTGTGGAACCAGCCCGTGCGGTCGCGCTCGGTCCCGGGGATCGGGTTGCCCTGCGCATCGGCCTTGTGGGTGGTCAGCTTGTACTCGTTGTGCAGGCCGACCGAAACGGGGAACACGAGCTCACGGCACATACAGGGATACTCCAATCAGAGAGGGGGTCAGGGCCACCGCCTCGGTGCCGGCGCTGGCATCGAGCCGGGCGGCGCGGTGGGTGATGGCTTGCAGCGAAGGGGTGACCGCGAGGTGCTCGGTCGGCGCGCTGGCGTAGACGCGCGGTGCCCGCAGCGTGATCCCGACCAGCGACGGCTCGACCGCCACCGCCTCCATCGGCGCATCGGCAAAGGCAAGGGGGTAGCGCAGCGTCAGGCCCTGGAGCGATGCCGATACCTGCAGTGACTCCGGCGGCGGCTCGGCATCGAACCGCACCCGGCGCAGGGACACGTCCAGCAGCTCGGCGGAGACAGCCGTGGATTCCACGATGGCCGTGGGATACGGCGGGCTCGTCAGGCTCAGGGGCCGTGCACTCGCCTCCTCCGGGATGGTGGACCGGCCTCCGGTGTTGAACAGGAGTTCGACCTCATCGAGCGTGAGGTCGTTCTGCTCGGCCCACAGCACCCCGGCCGTGCGCTCGCGCACCAGCGGATCGGTGCCGTCCAGCTTGTACTCGGGGTCGAGCTCGTACAGGCGCGGGAACCGGCTGTCGCACGCGTACCAGCGGCCATTCCAGAACACCACGTCGGACACCGCCCAGTGCGGAAGGCCGAAGCTGGCCCGACGGTGCCACTCGCCCGTCTTGGCGTCGTAGCCGAAGGTGAAGCGCCCCGGGACGGTGATGTAGTAGACCTTGTGCCCAGCGTCCTCCCACGTGAACGCGTAGGCCTGCGAAACCTCGGCCTGCGTGCACTCGCGGAATGCCGCGGCGATGGCCTCGGTCGACAGGATGACGGGGGTGTAGCCGTCGAGGCGGCGCACCAGGCGCTGGTCGTCCAGCCAGAACGCCGAGTTGTCCAACCGCCGCGGCGTGAACCGGGCCGCGCAGCCGCACTCGATAACCGTGTTCGATGCCCGCTCGAAGGTGCCCGTCGCCCCGCCGGTGTTGACGTAGGGCTCGATGCTCTGGGCGCCGAAGACCAGCACTTCGCGGTGCGAGACCAGCAGCGACACGATGCGGTCCGGGTCGCCCTCGGCCTGGTAGCGGTCCAAGGTGTTGTAGTTGTGCGCGTCAGCCAGGTCGGAGTGGAACCAGTAGCGGCCCTGGGGCTCGACCTGGGCCAGGTACTGGTCCACGAAGTCCACCACCGTGGCGCCCGGGTAGCCCGTGTCCGTGACCTTCGCCAGCTTCTGGGTCTGCGTGTCGTAAACGTAGCCGGCCGAGCCGTTGACGATCAGCAGCTCGTTGCCCAGGCCCTTCGCGTTGTGGGCCATCGATACCCGGCCGACGCCAGGGATCGTGCCGCGTGCCACCGCCACTCCGGCATTGGTGATCTGGTACAGGGTGTTGCCGACAACGACGAACAGCTTGCCCTCGACGTTTCGGGCGCCACGGATCCCGCCCGGGCCCTGCTTGACCTGTACCGCCGGGCGCAGCCCAGGGGCGTCGCGCAGCTGCCACTCGGTCAGGCCACCCGCGCGCTCGGCGCGCACCGGGATCCAGTTGAGGCAGTCCTGCCGCGACCAGTGCAGGTTCGGGTCGCGGTAGAACCCGCCGACGATGGGGATCTGGCGGTGCATCAGCTATTGAACCCGTCACGCCAGCTGCCGCCACGCTGCCCAGTGCCCAGCGGCAGGTCGTCGTAGCGGCAGCGTGCGTAATCGTTGGATGCGACCTGGGCGCGCAGGGTGGCCAGGCCGTCGCTTGCCAGCGTGACAACGTCGGCGCCGACGGCGCGGCCGAACTGCCCGGCCAGGCGCAGGGCCAGGTTGTAGACGATGGCCTCCTCGGCCTCCGGCGGCGCTGGCAGGTCGTCCTGGACGGTGCTGACGTCCGACCACCCCAGCGGCAGCCCGTCGACCTCCCAGGCGCGCATCATCCGGTTGAGGGCGCGGATGGCGTCGCGGGCGTCAGCGTCCTCCGGCGCATCCTCCTTGTCGATGACGCGCAGGAGCAGCAGCGCATCCTTTACGACATCCGCGACCTTCATGGCTTACTTGCCCTTGCCGCCCTTGGCGGCCTTGCCGGCGCCGGCCTTCGCCGCGTCGCCTTCGCCTGCGCTGGCGACGTCTGCCACCTCGCCCGGCGCCAGATAGCCGTCCTGGCGCGCGGCAGCCTCCTCGTCCGGGTTGGCCACGATGCGCCAGTCGTCGCCGACCACGCCTCCCTGATAGAGCATCGCCGGGTAATTGATCTTGGTCATGGGGTCTCCCCTCGATGATGGAGGCGGGGACGAGCGACCGCAGCCGCCCGTCCCCGTTTCCGGCGTCGCCTCACTCGGTGACGCGGCACGCGTGGAACGGCCGCACCGCCACCGGCTTGGCGAACAGGACGTCGATGCGGGTGTGCTCCTCGTCGCTCTTGCCGTCGCCGAAGGTCATCACGCGCACCGACAGGCCCTTCACCGTCGCGGTGTAGCCCTCGCACGAGGCCAGGACCGGCAGCGGCACGAAGGCAGACGCGAATGCGTCGCGGTGGAACACCAGGTTCTGCCGCTTGCCCTCCGCGGCCGTGCCGAAGATGGTGATGGCCGCGTTGTCCGCCGGCGCGGCGGTCACGTTGCCGCGCTGCGAGGTGCTGTTGGGCACCAGGGCCGGGTAGATCGGGATCTCGGACGCACCGCTGGAGACGTTGTCAGCCACCACGAAGCGGGCCGGGATGCCCAGATCCTCGCCGGTGATCGGGTGCACCGCGTTGACGCCCGCGATCGTGATGGTCGAGCCCTTGGTGATGTCGCCGGTGCCGGTCTTGACCTTGAGCACCGAGCCCACCTGACTGGCGCCGTCGACCAGGTAGCCGGCGCCCGCGCCGTTGCTGTGCACCGGCAGGCTCAGCTGCTTGTAGAACTCCAGGCCGGCGAACATGCCGATGGCGTTCTTGCTGAACTCGCCGCGCAGCTCGTCCGAGGTGTGGAACAGCGACGCGTTGGCCTCGGCCAGGGCGTCGTTGGCGTCCACCGAGATATGCGCGTACCGGCTGTCCTCGGGGGCCAGGAATCGGTCGAGCATGGACGCGGCGTTGCGCCACGGCGCACGGCTGCCGGGCACCGTGCCCCAGGTGCCGACCACGTAGGGGGTCTGGTAGTACATCTCCCGCAGGAACACCGCGTTGACCATGGACGCCAGAGAGGTCAGAGCCGGGCGCAGGAACCGCTCGCGGAACTCGGTGATCTCCAGCTTCTTTTCCTTCGCGGTGAAGGTCAGCGGGACGTGCAGGCGCTGGTCGACGGTCAGGTCGACGTAGCTCTCCTTGGCCTGCGGGGCCGAGCCGCCGCCGGCGAACGTGGCGCCGGCGTAGGTCACCGGCACCGGAGGGACCATCACCTTCACGGTGTCGCCCTTCTTGTAGCCGTTGACCTCCTCGCCGAACTCGCGCTTGCGGTCGGTGTTGATATGGGTGAAGACGTTGTTGCTCTCCAGCAGGATCTTGGCCGCCTCGCGAGCGACCATCTGGTGCGTGAGAGCCTGTCCGACGTTGCTCATTGGTCAGGTTCCTTATCGCTTGCGCCTGCGCTCCTGCTCGCGCCGGTACCACTCGTCGTCGGTCATCTTTTCCGGCGGAACTTCCGTCGGAGCGCGACCGCCGACACGCGGCGGCGGAGCCGGTGCCTGGCTGATGGGTTTGGTGGTGGCCGCGGGGTTGGCTGCGGGTGCCGAAGGCGCCGGCGAGTCGCCGGTCTGCGCCGCCTTCATGCGCGACACGATTACCTCCAGCGCCTGCTGGGCCATTTCGGGCCGAGCCAGCGACAGGAGGAACGCGTCCTGGTCGTTGAGTCCGAGGTGATATGCGATCTCCGGCCCGGACTCATGGGCGGCGATCGCGGCCTGGACCTCGTGGGGCAGCGGGAAACGAATCCCCGAGACCACCTCCTCGAAGTCGGGCTTGGACGCGGCGAAGGCCTGGGCGCGTGCCTGATACTCGGTCCAGACGCGCTGCTCGTGCTCCTGCTGGGCCTTCTGTTCCAGCTCCTGGCGGAGCCTCTCGCGCTCCTGATGCGCGGTGTATTCGGCGACCCGCTGGGCGTAGCCGGCGGGGTCGGTGTAGAAGTCCTCCGGCTTGGGCGGCTCCAGCTTGGGCTCGGGCGGCAGGCGCTGCCGGATGGATTCGAGCTCCTCGCGGAACCTGCGGTTCTCCTCCTGGAGGCGCCTGATGTACTCGGTGGTGCGGTTGCGCTTCTTCTGCTGGTCCTCCTGCTGTTTCTCGCCGGGCTCGGACGTCTCGCCCTTCTCGGGCTCGCCATTGTTCTCCTCGGCGGCCTTGGCCAGCAGCTCGGCCTCCGCGTCGTTCTTCGGCACGGGGGCCTTCTGGGTGGCTTCGGATGCGGGCGGCAAAGCCTCGCCGCCGCTGCCCTGCGCAAGGGCTTCGGTGGTGTCGGTCATCTCAACCTCTCGGGATCCCGCCAGCCGGGCGGGTCGCGGGCGGCCTCAGGCCGCGGGGGCGCCCGGATCGGGCATGAAAAAGCCGCCCGAAGGCGGCTGCGGGTTCACCGCGGGGGACTGGCCCCCCGGGTCGGGGTCGGGCGGCGCCATCACGCTCATCCGCGCCATGTTGTCCAGTGTGATGCTGTCGGCTTCGGCGTTGACCTTGCGCGCCTGCGCCGCCTTCGCCTCGGCGTCGGCCACGGATTTCGGGTCGGGCTGCGGCGGGCTCGGTGGCGGGTCGCCCTCGCCCGGCTCGACCACGCCCATCTGGACCAGCAGCTTGCGGAATGCAGCATCGACCTGGTCGGCGCCGGGCAGGTCCATGTTCTTGACCACGGTGTAGGCCATGAGCGCCGAGATCGGCGGCGGCAGGCCGTTGCCGATCTGGCCAAGGAGCGTGGTGAAGGCGTCGACCGCTTCCAGCCGCTGGGTCGCGAAGCTCGGGCCCACCGTCACCGTGACGTCGTACTTCCCCTTGCGGATGTCGTTGATCACCACGATCCGGCCGGTGTCCGGGTCGACGACCTCCTGGTACAGGGTCTTCCACTTCGCGCCGCCGTCCTCGCCGAGCACGCGCACCACGCGCTGGGTGTCGTAGACCCGCGGGATCATGTCCACGAGGATCTCTGCGCTGTAGCGGATGGCGTAGGCCAGGTTGTCGATGTAGTTGAAGGTGGCCGTGGCGCCCTGCAGCTTGCGCTGCAGGATGGCGCGGCCGCTGGTCTCGTTGGACCGGGCGCCGAGGCTGGCGTCGTACTGGCCGGTGCTGGCCTTGATGTCCTCGTTGTCCAGCGCGGCCAGCTGCAGCAGCGCCGCCGGGATCTCGGCCTGGCCGGCGCGCTGCGGCAGCGCGTCGGCGCTGTCGTTGACCGGCAGGTAGGGGTAGTCCTCGGAGTTGGCATTGCGCCAGAACCGCTCCAAGCCCTTGATCCACCCCAGTTTGACGACAAACGGCGCTTTCGGAGCCTTCGCCACGGCCTCGATCGCCGCGGTGCGGTGCACGTTGTGCAGGCGCTGCATGTCCTTATTCGGGCGGACCATGCCGTAGAACACGTCCTCGCCGTCGATGTTCTGGATGTTGCCCCAGACCGGCACGATGGGGATGTACTTGCTCGGGAACTCGTAGGGCTCGGTCAGCCACTCGTGCCCGTTGGTCAGCCGCATCTGGACCCTGTGGCTCTGGACCTCGCGCTCCCGCACCACCTGGATGCCCGACGCGGCCAGGAACTCCAGCGCCTCCTCCTCACCCAGCCCGGACTGCCCGGCGATGTCGTCGAGGAACACCACCCGGCCGTCGCTCAGGGCCAGCAAGCGGCGCTTGCGCGGCACCTTCTCCCAGTACTCGGCGACCCGGACCTGGCCGGCCTCGCGCCAGTCCTTGCAGGCGCTGTCCTCGTCGAAGTCATGGAGGTCGGCCTTCGGATAACGGGCCCGGAACTCCTCGACGGGTATCAGCTCCTCCACGAAGCAGAAGTTGGCGTCGCGCCGATCGATCTCCACCGCGGCCGGGTCGAACTTCACCGCGAACGGGTTGCGGACCGGCTTGATGAAGATGTCCAGCTCGAAGTCGTCGTCCTTGGCGTAGTCAGTGCAGATGCGCCAGAAGCCGACGCCGCCCTTCACCGCGAAGTCGAAGCCGATGTCGTAGGCCTGCTCCGCGTTCGAGACGGACTCGATGTTGCGGATGATCCCCTGCATCAGCTCGGCCAAGGCCCGGTCGGACTCCTCCACGCCGCGGATCTTGGCCTGCGGCCGGCTCTGCCGCATCTCGTTGATGATCTGCCGGCAGTGGCTGGCCAGCTTCGGGAACTCGTAGGTCGGGCGGTCGCCGCGGCGCGCCTTGAGCTTGGCGTCCCACTGGTTGCCCGGGACGTCCACGAAGCGCACGTCCTCACGCGACTTGTCGTATGCGTCCTTGACGTGGTCGGACGCCAGCGCGTAGCGGCGCCGCATTTCCTCCAGGGCGTCCCGCTTCTGCGTCTCTGCCATCAGTAGTCCACCGAGTAGTGCTCCAGGGCCGACAGGTCCGGGGCTTCGTGGTTCGTGTTCAGGTAGTCGACGGCCATCAGGCCGAACGCGTCGGCGCCGTGGCTGGACCAGTCGTGGTCCGGGCCAAGGCCGATGTTCCTGCTCTCGTCGCGCCTCTCGTGGTACCAGCCCAGGGCATCGCGGCCGGCCTCGGTGCCGCGCTCATCGAACCAGCAGGACGGGAACACCCGCCGGCCTGCCTCGATGCGGGTCATCGCGGCGCCGGCGCCCATGTTGGGCAGCACGCGCACCTCGAATCCGGCCGCGCGCAGCGCGCTCTCGTAGCTGGTCTGGTAGACCTTGTCGTGCGCCGCGCCGTCGTGCGGCAGGATGCACAGGGCGCTCCCGTAGCCGTTGCGGCGCAGCCACTCGACGTGGGTCGCCAGGGGCTGCCCCACCGCCTCGTAGTAGCGCAGGATGCGGACCTCGCGCCCCACGAACTGCACGATCCAGATGGCGCACGCGTCCGCTTTGGCGCCGGTGCCGCCGATGTCCCAGTAGGCCCGCAGCGTCATCAGCGGGTCGGCCGAGACGTTGCCGATCCGCCCCTGCAGCTTCGCCTCGGCCAGGGCCTGCGCGTAGTAGGCGCCGCTGATGGCCGTGGCGTACTCGCCCTCCCAGATGTGCGGGTACTGGTCGGGGTTCCGACGCAGGCAGTCCTGGCGCTCCTGCTCCAGGACCGACGGGAACCACGGGTTGTCCGACCAGTTGGCCCGCACCACCACCGCGCCAGTCGGCAAGGTCGGCCCGCGCAGCATCGTGTCGACCGGATCCGTCTTCCGCCGCGGGTTCCAGCCGAACCACAGTTCGGACTGCAGGCCGCGCTGCTTGTCTTCCCAGCGGATCGTCGGGGTGAGCAGCTCCAGCGACCGCGGCGACAGGCTCTGTGCCTCTTCGACCCATGCCCGGTGGAATCCCTCCAGCGACTTGATCGAGTCCGCCGTGTGGTCCTGCATGCCCTGGAAGATGATCAGGCCGCCCTTCGGCGTCTCGATCACCTCTTTGAACACCCGGAAGCCGTGCGCTTCGCCCAGACCGTACTTGGCCAGCGTGGACTCGATCAGGCTCTTGGCCGAGTGCTTGAGGGACTTCTGGACCTCGCGGATGCAGACCATCCGCAGGCCGTCGCCGGCCTCGCCAGGGAACGCCAGCGCGTCCTCCACGGCCAGGCTGGCGAAGAAGTGGCTCTTCCCGGAGCCTCGGCCGCCGTAAGCCCCCTTGTAGCGCGCCGGCCGCAACAGCGGCTCGAACACCGCCGCCGTCTCGATCTCCAGCGCGCTCATCCTTCCGGCTTGACGATGCGCCGCTCGATCCTGGTCACGGTCTGGACGGGGCCGCCACCAGGGCCGGTGTGCTCCATGGAGACCTTGTCGCCGTACTTCTGCGGGAACCACTTGGCCAGCAGCTGCAGGCGGGTCCAGACGCGCAGCTTCGACCGCTGGATGTGCTCGGCGTCCAGCACCAGGCCGTCCTTGCCCATCACGTAGTCGTTCGTGCCGTCGTCGGCGATCTCCAGGCACTCCTCCGCGATCGCGTCGGCGCCCTCCTCCCGGGCCTGCCGGAACCTCGCTTTGAGGTCCGGGTCGGCTTCCAGCCAGGTGTAGAACACCGACTTGCCCGGGAAGCGCTCGTCGCTGCGCAGGATCGCGCGGAGCGGCTCGCCTTCGGCCACTCGCCGCAGGATCTCGTCGGCGATGGAACGGTCGTACTGCGCGGTCATGGGGTATCGGTAACGGTGAGCTCGGTCGGCCCGGCCGCGGTTTCCTCGTCACCGAACCAGGGCCCGCCCTTGACCTCGGCCACGGCCATCAGCACGTAGGCGTTGCCGGCGTCGGTCTGGACGGTGACCTTGATCGGCTGGCAGCCGCGGTATGCGGCCGTGAGCTGGACGGAGGCGGCGCGGCCGGCGCGCTCCAGCTGGGGGTCGGCCATCGCCACGCTGCAAGCGGACACCTGGCGGAACGTGGCCTTGATGATCCGCTCGCCCTTGGGCATCACGCCGTTGAAGCTGACCAGCAGCCGGCGTGACTCGCCCGGGTAGATGCGAACGCAGTGGACGCGGGTGCGGTCGTGTGCGGAGGCGAACGCGTTGCTGACCCGGCCGATGGTGCTCATAGCTCCTGCTCCTCGCGGTACGCGCGGATCACGGCCTGGAGGGCTCGGATCTGGTCGTCGGCGTCTCGGCCGACTCGAACAACAGCGCCCGCAAGGCGCTCTCGTTCTGCGGCGAGCGCATCACGTTCGGCGGCGGCGGCGGCAGCGTCGGACAGGCGCTGGGTTTCGCACCCGGCCCATTCGCGGCGCAGCCGGAGAATGCCGGCGCGCAGATCAGCAGCAACAGCAGCAGGTACGGTTTCCGCATCGGCGCGGTCCTCTTCGTGGCGTGCGCCGACCTCAGCCAAGATGGCCGCGGCGGCGTGTTCAGTGGCGCGGGCGCTCTGCTCCGCGGCGACCCGGGCCTGGGCAGCGTCGCGCTGCAGGCCGGCCTCCACGGCCTCGGCGCGTGCGCCACGCCAGGACCAGCCAGCCCAGAAGGACAGGGCCACCAGCAGCAGCACCGCGGCCGGGCGCCAGGTCACGACTCGCCCCCCCACAGGGCACGGCCCTCGCACAGCGCGCGCTCGTCGGCGCGGCGCAGGACCAGCCCGCGCAACTCCCGGCCGCCGGCGTACTTCCAGCGGCCCAGTTCAGCGCAGGCGCCCGGCCAGTCGTTGGCCTTCGCCTTCTTCTGTAGGGTGGAGCCGCAAACCACCTGCGGCCCGAGGTTGAAGGCCGCGCTGGTCAGTGCAGCCTCGATCTGGCGCAGCATCGGCACCCCGATGCACTGGCGGACGTAGGCATTGGCCTCCGCCATGTCCTGCGCCAGCAGCGCGTCGCACTCGGCCTTGGTGTAGCGCTTTCCGGCCTGCACAGTCTTCGTGTGGCCATAGCAGACGGTCAGCACGCCCACGCTGTCCCGGTATGGCTCGTACCGCACGCCCTCCCATCGCTGGATGATCGGGGCAGCCAGGGCCAGCGCACCGCCCAGGGCGACGGCCGCGATGCCGCCCCCTACCGCCTTGGTCTTGACCTCAGCCACGGCCGCGTAACCTCGCCCAGCGGCGGCGCGCCCAGTCCCAGCCGCGGCGCAGATCCGCCATCCGCCCACCCCACCAGGTCAGCCAGTCGCCCCAGCCGCGGACAATGGTCAGGCTGGTCTGCACCACGCCGTAGGCGATCGTCGTGATGAGCACCCAATCCTGGAGCGTGATGCTGGTCGTCGTGCTGGTGACCGCCACCGCCACCGGCGGCGCGATCTTTGCCAGACCAACCGCCAGGTCTTGGGTGATGGGGTCCTTCATCGGTGCACAGCCTCGGAGAATAGGTGCCCGCCCCGCGTCCCAGCTGGTCACGAGGGTTGCTCTGGCGAGGGCGGCGGGCGTTGGTTGGTCGGGGCGGCCGGCTCTCTGCCGGCCCTTGCCTCGGGCGCCGTTCGCGCCCCGAACCCCGGAAACGAGAACGGCCCGCCGGTGAGGGCGAGCCGTTCGCAATGGGCACTTTGCCCAGCGTGCCCGAAAGTTACCCCCTTCAGGTCGGACGCGTCAAGCCGCCCTCGCCATTCCCACCAGCACCCCGTACACCCGGTCCTCCCCGCGCCGTGCCAGGTCCATGTAGGCGGTAGTCCGGACGACCGGCAACCCGGCGTTGGCCAGCAGCAGGTTGGCCGTCTCCCAACGCTCGACGCGCTTCCGGCCACGGCCGCAGTAGTAGGCGCGTAGGCAGATGGCCATCGCCAGGTGACTGCGGGCAATGTCCGCCACCACGTCCTCGATCAGCTGGGCGCGGGCGTCCGTCTCCAGCGGCTTGTACCCGGTGTTGGGCGGCGGCATCTCGCCGCGGTGCTCGATCAGCAACTGCAGCATGTTCTTCGACTGGTGACCGAGGTACTCGCAGTCCCGGTGAAGCGCGAACTCCACGCCCCAATGCTCCAGCTCGCTGCGCACGTAGGCGCCGAACAGGTCCGTGCTGGTCATGCCTGGCTTTCCTCCCTGCGCTTCGCCCGCGCCTTGAGCGCCTTGCGCATGCGGTCGGCGGTGCGCTGGTAGTGCGCGGCCTGGCGCTGGGTCTCGTTGGCGAGCTTCTGCGATGCGCGCTCCAGGGCGTGCACCTGCTCGTCGGTCAGCCGGTCCAGCTCGGCCTGGGTCAGGGGTTGGGGCTGCATGGGGCTTCTCCTGCGGTGATGCGGATGCGGATTTCCCCGCCATTGCGCGGCTCGTCGTGCAAGAACGGGTGGGGAACGAAGCGGCGGTCATCCACGCCAAGCGCGTCGGCGATGCCGTCCAGGGCCGATTTCAGCGAGGACAGCACGCCGTCTGTGTCGCGGCGGCGCCGGTCGGGCGGGTAGGCGTCGATCCAGAGGTGCAGGCGGCCGGCTGGGAGCTCAATGCGGCACCATCCCGCCTCGCGGGCCAGGGCGTCGGCAGCGCGTCGAGCGGATTTCGCAGCGCGGGCCCGCCGGCTCCAGTGCACGCGCGCGTTCGGGTGCAGGTCGCGGCTCGGCCAGGGGAGGATCAGGTCGCGCATCACGCCCGCACCCCCACCAGCATCAGCCCGGCCAGCACCACCAGCGCCGCCGACACCGCGCAGAGCCCGAATCCCAGCCACCGCCAACTGCCCGGCAAAACGTCCGCGCGCGATGCGTCCGCATGGTTACGCCGCATGCTCAGCCTCCCCCGTTCCGCCCTCGACGATGGCCTCGGCCTGGCGGCGGCTGCAGCCGAACTCGACCATGACCTCCTCGACGCGCTGCTGCAGGGC